ACTCCTGAAAAAGCATCTGCTCCAACGCCTGTTGAGCAGACCACGCACGAGAAATACCAGCCTCACCAGACGAAAAACCACGATTAATCGCAGCCTCGCGAGCATTGAAAACACGACTATCCTCAGCCTGCTCAGCCGAAAAACCACGATTGATATCAGCCTGCTGAGCATTAAAATTCTGAGCAAGAACGGCCTGCTGAGCATTGAAGTAGTTAGTCGCATCCGCACGCGCAGAGGCCGCTTGATTAGTAAGAAGCCCGCCAAGCAGCGAAATACCGCCTCCGATAAGACCAGTGATAGGGTCCATGAGATCCTCAGAAGTGATCGATCAAACCAGGCACACCATACAAAGGCATAGGGCGGGCACACTTAAGTCTAAAGTAACAATCCAAAAGAAAGTGAGGCTCCGAGGGAACGGCAATCACACGATCGATAGGAGGATTCTCAACAATAAACGCAGCATTCAACCCAGGAACACTCGCGAAATCTTGAGCAAGATGCCACGTATCAAGGGGCAAAGTAGCATTAGACCGAAACTGACCAGTAACAACACTAGGCTTATATCGATACTCCGCATAACGTTCCTGATAACCAAAAACCAAATCATCTTGGCCTGCCACATCAGTACCAACAGCAAATAACTCCTTATTCAAAACAGCCTGCTCACCAATGCCAGACAAAGCAGGCCAATAAAAATCCCAACGCGTAGAACGCGACCACATACGGTTCAGACCTTCCTGATACGTCAGGTCAGCACGAACCGAAACAAGACCGATCAAAACACAGTGCTCAGTAAACGACTTCGTAAAACCAGAACCATGGGCCGACACAGTGCCCATCGCAGCCAAATTGCCTTGCGGCGTCGGCTGCGTTTCCGTCGAAGAAGTCTGAGCAATCGGATTAACATTAACAGGCGTCGAACCGCCGCCTAAATACTCCGCGCGCTGTAACCGCGCGTCCGGAGAAGAAACACCAAAATGCGACTTAACCAATTCAGTATAACGGGTACCACCGCGAGCATCCCGCTCGTAAATCTTCTGAATTTGAAACGCCTGACGCAGCTGGTTAATAGTCGCAGCAGTCGAAGCAGACAAGTCAGCCATCAAACCCTGATTAACAAGAGGCTGAAACTGCAAAGTAGTCGTGGTGCTCGTAGGAGCACCAGCAAACATCACATCACCATTACCAATATTAGAACCTAAATTAGAAGCAGAAACACCATGAGCACCGACAACAGTAATAGGAACGGCATTACCAGCACCAATAACAGGAGCAGTCCCACCAATAGGAAGAGGGACAGCAGGCCCCTTCTGGGGCCAAGGTAAACAAGAGGTAAAATAATCATGTCGCTTACCGCGACGCTGAAGAACAACGGAATCAGGAAGATCAGGGCCGTCGCCCTTATTAACGACCAACGAATTTTGAAGATTCTGGTCTCTAAACCACTGATTCCAAATCAAAGCATAGGCCCTATGCCATAGGGCACTATGAACCAAACCGGGCACCTTAGTAGGCAGCCCGAAATAATCATGGAGAGACAATTCCGAATATCCACCGACAGGACTCGTCATAGTAGGAACCAAAAACGAAGTAGAGTCGGTAGGATTATCCTGCTCTCCAAAAAACTTAGGAAAATTATTCCAAATTAAACGAATAGGGACAGCGAAAAAAAACGTGTCCAAAAACAAATTATCCATAAAGGGATGAAGAGGCGTAGCCAACCGGCCAAAAAGATTACAGTTCAAATTGAACGTATCGCCGGGCAAAACTTCATCCACAAAAACCGGGACCAACAATCCCGCATCCAACGTAGTCTTATAACCGTGACTACGATCAAAGGATGAACGCGGAATATCCGCACGAGGCACTTGAGAAAACTGATGAACCATCACAGAACGTGCCATATCAATCCCCTACCCCATTACTCCAAAGCGAGTCACACGCGCTTCGCGCGTGTGCAAGAAAGAAAGAATGGGGGGGGGATTCCCCCCCAAACCCCCCCCACGAGGGGGGGGGATAAAAAAACAAAATGGCTGGCCATGTAAGAGGAAAATAGTAAGAGGCCAACCGGGGGGCTAAGCTCGCCCCACACCCCCGCAACTTAGACATCCGGCACCGGATGATAACTGGCCGGGGAACCAACATGACCCCGGCCAGCACCATTACCGCCTAAACCGACATCGAGGGATCGAACGCAGTCACTGGCGGTCAAAATCTTCTCGGGCGAAACAGCAAGACGGATCTCCGCCGTCTCCTCCTTAAAGTCGCCGATGAAGAACAAAGAAAAGTCTGATGCGTGCTTACAGAAATTAGACTTCCCATCAGAACACGCATCAGAAAACGAGCGAATAGCTTCGCCCTTCGAACGCATAAAAAACGGCTGATGGAAACAACCAACAGCCGAGTCATAAACCGAATACATCTGCAAGATCATGTGACATCCCTCTTAAAGACCTCCAGACGCTTAAGCTCGACGAGCTCTCTCACGCGTCTGCGATCAACGGTATTGTCACCACGATGCACCTGCGCTGCAACACGACGCTTCAACTTAATACGCTCTAAAGCAGCACTATCCACAAGTTCATACTTAGAATCATAAAAACGAGGAGGCCGTATCTCACGGCCATTCATAATCACACTATCAAACTTAAAAGCATGCTCACCATACTTACGAAACCACTCGTAACCGATACCAGGCCTACGAGACATCACAGTAAACTCCGGAATAAGACCACCATAAAATTCAACCGAAGCCGGACCAGTCCGCTTTTCCATTATATAGCGAGCAACATAAGCACAACTATCAAAAGTAACAGCGCCAACAAGGCTATGCCCATCAGGCCAAAGCCGATGTAAAATCTCAGAAGTGAAAAGGGGCTCGCCACGCTTCGCCCGCTTAAAAAACTTCTTATCCGGAAAATCCACATTCAGTAATAGAACGTGATAATGGGGACGACGAGTACGCTCCCCATATTCCCCACAAGCAAAAAAACGAACTCCAGCGCCCGCAACCTTGCGGAGGCGCTTCATAAACAAACATAAATCTCGCTTAACCAGCGAACCATTCGAAGGAAGATGCTCGTCATCATAAGTCAACGTGACGAACGAAGAAACATCATGCAGCATCTTCTCATGCATACAACGGATCGCCCACTGACGGGAGCGCTCCAAACGACAACCAACGCATTGCCCACAAGGCAAGCGTATAGGAACGCCCGACCAAGCGGCGTTCCTATCAAAGGTAATTCCGCGCTTACCGGAATTACCAATAACCGTGCTATAATAAGCCGTTAACGGGCAATAGCACGGCATACAGACACCAAATTAAAGACGAATACCGCCTCTCATAGGAACCGACCGAGGCATGTTCTTTCGATGGGTCCTATCGGCATTCCTCGAAAACATAGCCTTAGAACGCCCACGAGGGATCTTAGACCTATAAGCCATGGCATCCTCCAATTGGTGTCAGTCCACACAGTTACATCTAGTAGACAACTGTGTGGACTAATCCGCCTTCGGCGGAACAACAACGGGATCGACCCGTTCAGGAGCCTCCACGGGCTCCTCTGGGGCAGCAAGACCCCATTCACGCATACGCGGAAGGTTTTCCTCCCGCTCAGCAAACGCAACAAACTTACCAGGATCGTTATCAAACTCCCTGCGAACCTTAGCCGGGAGAGCCATAAAGGCCTCCTCGGCATCAATCATCAGCTGCATCGCAGCTTGAAAATCAGGAACATCCGTCAAATCCAAATACCGGGGAGGTATCCCCGTACCCAAAGGAGGCACACCAGACTTCTCAAAACGAGACATCAACGTATTGATATCACTCTCTAAAGCAAACTCCTGCCGGGTCATAGAAACCCGATCAACCTCAGTAAAAACGCGATCATGAACAACATAAGCAGATCTCATCGCTCACTCCCTGGAAGCGCCGGAACCGTAATCCGGCTTACGGGAGCACCGCTCCCACCAACAATACGACCAAGCTCACCAGCAACGTTACCAACACCACGCATAAAATAACCGCCGGTACTCTCATAAAAACCTTTATCCAAATCAGCAACCACAGCCTGCTTCTGAGCCGAACGCACATGCTCCTGCAACAACCGAAGTTGCTCATTCGCAACCTTCGTATGCCCATGAATTAAAGACGTTTGCGCCCCAGACTGAATAGTCTGGGCTTCAACATTAGAACGCTGCGCCGTAGTCAGCGCAGTCTGAGAATTAATAGCCTTCAGCTCCTCAGTTAAACGCAAGCCGGCCAACGCCGTCTGAACCGCCGGCGTCAAAGCATCACGAACGGGAGCCATCTCACCACGAACGGGAGAAATAGAAGCAGCAGAACCAGAAGCAGGGGAACCAGACGCGGCAGAGCCACTGGCGGCCTGCGAAGACCCCATCGCTCCTGCAGGGGAAGAAGCACCACCGCGCTGGTACGCAAGAATAGGATTTAAACCAGCGAGACGCATATCCTGCGTCGCACGCTGAAACGCAGAAGAACTCATCCGCTCCTGAAAAAGCATCTGCTCCAACGCCTGTTGAGCAGACCACGCACGAGAAATACCAGCCTCACCAGACGAAAAACCACGATTAATCGCAGCCTCGCGAGCATTGAAAACACGACTAGCCTCAGCCTGCTCAGCCGAAAAACCACGATTGATATCAGCCTGCTGAGCATTAACATTCTCAGCAAGAACGGCCTGCTGAGCATTGAAGTAGTTAGTCGCATCCGCACGCGCAGAGGCCGCTTGATTAGT